GTTTGATGTCTATTCCAGATGAAGAATTAGCTAAGGTTGGAAAAATCAGTAATGATGCCAATCTTGCTGGCTTGGATGGTGTTTTGGGTATTAATGCTATGAATTTTTCAACTTCGGTTGGTTTTCCTGGCAAAGGACCTAAGACGCAATTTGTAGACAAATCTGATCGCAAAGTTGAAGGTATTTCATGCCCGCGTGATGTTGATCCTATGATTTTGGAGGAAGTTGAAAAGATGGAAAAACAATTATTGGCTGGTAAGTCAATCAATACTATCTTTAAAGCTTCATTGAAGGATGAACCGACTAAAATGAGCAAAGACAAAGTGCGTGTGTTTGCAGCTGCAAATATGCCTTTTGTTATGTTGGTTCGTAAGTATTTTCTCACTCTTGCTGCTTTGGTGCAGAGGAACAAGATAATCACTGAATGCGCTGTTGGAACGATTGTTCAATCTCCAGAATGGACAGAATTATTTCAACATATTGGTAAACATGGTTGGGATCGAGCTATTGCAGGTGACTACGCTAGATTTGATATACGTATGAGTCCTCAATTTATGCTCGCTGCTTTTAAACTTTTGATTAAGTTAGCAGAAAAGAGTGGAAATTATGATGAGGATGATCTCACTATCATGCGTGGCATTGCCACTGAGATTTCTTATCCTACTTATGATTATTTTGGAACGTTGGTTCAGTTTATGGGATCAAATCCATCTGGACATCCTTTGACAGTTGTTATTAACAGTTTTGTGAATTCTTTGTATTTACGTTATTGTTGGTATGCAATTGCTAAGAAGAAGGGATGGTGGAGAGTTCCACCATTTGCTAGTGGAGTTTCAGCAATGACTTATGGTGATGATAACATTATGACTGTTGCAAAAGGTTTTGATGATTTTAATCATACTGCAATTGCAGAAGAACTTGCTGAAGTTGGTATTACTTATACAATGGCTGATAAGGATGCACCATCTGTTCCATTTATTCATTTGAAAGATGCTTCTTTCTTAAAGCATTATGCTGTATGGGATGATGAATTGGGACTTTACCGTTCTCCTGTGGAGGATGATTCAATTGCTAAAATGTTG